CGGGGTGATGGCAGCCGCCGTGTCGTTGGCGAAGTTCACCGCCAGGGTGTTGGTGGCCGACACGCGAGCCGACGGGGACAGAGCCAGACCCGCCTGCGTGGTCGGCTTGGTCACCACGACCAGCTGGCCGGTGGCAAGACCCGTGACCGTCAGGGTCTGTTCAGCAGCCGTGTTGGCGGCAACAGACACCGGGGTCAGCGTCACAGCGTAGGTGGTCACCACACCCACATAGCCCTTCAGGGAGCCCTGCGAGGCCGGCTGCACGATGCCGGGGTTGGCACCGTAGAAACCGATCAGGTCGGTGGACGAGGCACCAAGGACAGTGCCCTGGCTGTTCTGGTCCGAAAGTTGCTTCGGACCCTTCGTGGCAGTGGAGGCGGCGGAGACGACGGGCATGGTTCTGGTTCCTTACGAGGGCTTTACGAGCAGCATCTGCGGGTTGGACCAGCGTGTTTCCATGCCGGTCTTGATGGATTGAGCAATGGCGTCCTTGAACGGACCAAGCACTTCCTTGGTTGCCATCGGGCCGACTGGGAGGACACGGCCATCCTCAGTCCGCTCGACGACAACCTGGTAGAGATCCACCTTGAAGGGTGACTTCCACCCTTTAGGCATCTTTTTCCGTTCAAACATCAATTAAACTCCACGCTTGATGTATGCCAGAACGGGGTCGGAACCGACGCGCTCAACCAGTTTTTCAAATTGGCCCACTGCGATGTTACAGCTGTGACAGAGAAGTCCGCGAGCAACGCCCGTTTTGTGGTCGTGATCGACGTTCCATTTTGTCCAGCGGGCAGATCGTCCTTTGTCTGTTGATTTGCAAAGGGCGCAACAGTCCCCTTGTTTAACCAACATGCGTTCGTAATCGGATTGCGTGATGCCGTATTTACGTAAGAGACGTGACCGCCGAACCGCATCGCTGCGTTCTTTTCGGAACTCCGGCGATGAGGCTCTGCGATCTCGCCAATACGCATTCCGGCATTCTTTGCAACAAGGCATAAACCCACCACGGTAGCGAGAACTCGCGACCATCTGGCTGGTGGGTTTTTCCTCAGAGCAAACATTGCAGACCCTTGTTTCAAGAACGAGCTTGGACATTCAATCTCCATCCGGTCATCAGCCGGTGAGACGAACCCCCAGCTCCGGATAGAACGTAGTGGTTCCGTATAGGATGTCAATACGCGCAGGAAACACATCATTATTGATGTCGTAAGCCCGGATGATCCGCATCGAGATGCCCTTGTAGGTTTCGCGAGCCTTGAAGTCGACGCCTTCCGGCAGCTCCAGCGGCACGGTGACGAGACCGAAGCAGTCCTTCACGAAGCCGACGTTCTGCGGATAGGTCACGTTGGCCGAACCGGAGATGACCGTCACACCGGCGAGGTTCGCAGGCGAGACAGACACGGTCTGGTAGGCGCCCGTGGTGCTGATGGCCGGGTAGATCGGCAGCGTGGCGTTGCCGCTCGCATCCGACGAGACCGGGCCGGTGACCAGGAAGTTTTGCAGAGCACCAGTGGACTTGCGGCTCTTCGGGTTGATCGCATACACGCCCGCAATGGTGATGACTTCACCGCCGAGGAAAAGGTTGGTACGCGAAGCCGTCCAGCCGTTGGTGACGAGGTTCGAACCCGACTGGCTGGCACCGTTGACCACGCCCGTACCGGCGTAGTTACCGTTGGTGAGGTTGGCGACGTTCTGGTCTTCGTAGATCTCGAAATTGGCGATGTTCGCCAAGTACCCCTTCAGGGCCGGTTCAGCGACCGATTTCACGTACACGCCGATCAGCGCATTCGCCAGCGCCCAGTAGGCGGCGGGGTTCAGCACGAGCACGCGACCGTCTTGCGGCACAGCGCCTTCGTCCATCCGCTGACCGACAGCGGCCAGAGCGGCAAAGCTGTTCGGAGCCGTACCAGCACCCTGCGGGCCGACCCAGTTCTGAAGGGAGGTGGTGTTCTGGAGAACGTCGTAGTCCAGCTGGTTGGCAAGTTCGGCAGCCGCCGGCTTGATGTACCGCTCGGAGAACTCTTCCACCGTGAGCGTCAGATCCTGAGACGAGAACTGGAAGTCCACGTGCTTCTGGTTGGAGATGGTGATGCTGGTGGACGGTTCGCTGATGTCTTGGATGGACAGGCCCGGACCCGAGGACACAAGGAAGCGGTTGGGCTTGCGGATCGTGACCGAGGAACCGATCTTGACGAACTGGTTCTCGAACTGGCGGTTCACCTTGCCGGCGGCCACCAGGTTGTTTTCGAGGATAACCAGCGTCTCCTTGGTGATGACGCTAGGATTAAGAAGAGCGTTGTTAGACATCCGAGGCTTCCTTATGACGCCCCGGATGTCCGAGGCTTAACGGCGACGAGAGGCAGCGATTTCGGAGGCACGCCTTGCAGCGTATTCCTCCATGGTTTCCTGGTCGGGAGATTTGGGACCGGCGTTGGAACGCGAACCAACAGGCTTGATTGGATCAGGCTTGCGGCTCGGCGTCGGTGCTTCAGACTGAGCACTCAACCGGGCTTCGATCTTCCCAATTTCACGAACAGCCTGGATCGGGTCCAGTTTGGCGATCCTTGCCGCAGTCTCGGGGTTCTGCCCGAGATAGTACGCGACAGCGGGACCGTCTTCGGACTCAAGCATGGCCTGCGCCATCGGCAGACTAATCTGGAGATCGTCGCGTTCGGCAACCGCCTCGAAGTCGGGGTGGTCAGCCATGAACGTTGCGCGGCGATCAGACCATTGAGCCTGTGTGCGCTCCATCTGAGCCTTCTGGCTTTCCTGAGAAACCCGTTGCCGCTCCTCTGCCCTCGCAAGCTGTTCAGCTCGGCGTGAGGACCAGTTGATCAGAGCCTCGTCATACGAATCAGGATCGTCGAACTGATGCCGCGCAGGGCGGGGATCGTCCGTCTCGACCTTCTTCGCCTCGGCCTTGGTGCTGATAGCTTCCAAAGCACGAGAGAGGTCCTGCTGGAGTTGCGTGGCCTTCTCTTCAGCCGCCCGCCTCTTGTTGCGCTCAATAGTAATCTCACGCTTCAACCAAGCCGGTGTGCCATCGGATTTGTCGTCCTTTGGACTTTCGCCTGCGGATTTCTCAGCAGTATCTGCCTTATCCTCTTTTTCCGGCTTGTCGTCAACTTGACCAGTCGGGTTAGCCTTGAACTGGGGGAAGTCCGAGGTCGCTGACGTCGGAGGCCCCGCCTTGGGGGTTGCTTCCATCGTCGTTGCGAGTTGATCCGGCATTCATCATTCCTTCTGTTTGCCCGCCTGATTGCGGTTTCGGCAACGCAGACATGAGCTGCGCCACACCTTGTGCCAGGTCCTCGATCTTGGATCCGACCTGTTTGTTCATGCTGTCTTCGGCCTTCTGGATGATGGCCATCAACTTAACCTCAAAGTCCGCATTGATCTTGGCCATCATGATGTCGCGGTCCTTCTGCTTGTCGTTAAGCTGGAACGCGGCTTGCTGGAGCTGGGCTTGTGCCGCCTTAAGCTCCTGTTGCATGTTGTTGATGATGGCTTGCACCTGCGGGGGAATGTCCTTCATGTCCTGGCCCATCAGGTTCGCAGGGACAGCCTTGGCCAGACGGGTTGCCATCTCTTCAGCACCCGGCCAGTCTTGGTTCTTGGCAATGAGATCCGCGACGAGCTGGGCGGTCTGCGGCATGGCACGGACGAAGTCCATCATGCTCTCGCTCGCCTCAATGCGCTTGGAGGCGTAGGACGGGCCGATGTCCACCGTCACACCGAACTTGCCGATGGTCGGGTTGAACACCTTCATCTTCTTGCCGTTCGGGCCGGGTTGTTCCTGGTAAGGAAGATTGGCGGAGGGGTCGATGACCACCTTCTCTTCCTTGTCGTCCTCGCGCAGGATGGTGATCTGGCGCTTGGTGTCGTAGATCTTCGGGATCAGGTCGATGAGCTGCCGGCCACAGTGCTTTAGCGAACGTGCCAGGTTGTCCATGTAGTGGAACGAGCCAAGGTCGCCAGAACGGCGAAGCTCTCTAATGGCGCGGCCAGACTCATCCATCATCCTTTCATTCGGAGAGGCGTCAAACCTGATTCCGGTCGTTGCCATCATGTCCTGAGCCGCCCCTTGTGCAGCTTGGACAACACCCGCAGGAACGCCCGCAAATTGCTGACGTTGCGGCGGTGGGGCGAGGGTTCCACCCAGCGACACACCGCGGTACGGAAGGTAGGGGTAGTTCCTCACATTGGCCGAGCGCCACTGTTCCTCGTAGCCTTCGATCTGGCCTTCCTCGACAATCCACGGAGCCTTCGGAGCCAGAGCAATCAGCTCGGTCTCGCTTGTCTTCCAGTAATTGTACATCCGCTGGGGGTCTTTGGCGTTTCGAATGACGCCGCTGTAGAATACCTTGCCCTCGATATCGATCTCTTCGCCGATGACGGGGATGATGGGTATCCACAGGCCGAGCCATTCAGACTCCTCTAGCACTTCGGTGGCGGTAATCTTGTACCATTTGATCTTGCGCTTCTCGGACTTGCGTTCGTCCACGATCTCCAGCGCACCGGACTTGATCATGTCCTTGGTCCGTTGGGCGAGATCATCCTTCCAGCCTACGTAGCCGTTGGAGAGCTTGACTAGGTCCTCCATGTCGATCTTGGTTTCAAAATACTCCGCAATCCGAATGCCGTCCTTTGAGGACCATTCCTTGTACTTGTCGCCGATCCCGCCTTGGTCGTAGGCTTCAGTGTCCGCATCGGGATACTGAGCCTTGAACTCATCCATTGGGATCATCTCAGTCACGAACGCATACTTGCAGTCCGCGCCATCAGGCTCCTGGTGGTCGGGGTCAAGGTACACGGTGAACGGGTTGCGGATCCGCTCAATCTTGATCACCTGGTCAAAACTGTCCGGTGCTTCCCAGTCGGTGCGTATGCGGAAATAGCCAAACCCATTGGACACAGCCGACTCGAATGCGGTGTCATAGGCAATGTCTGCCGTGCTCTCGCGTTCAATGGCGCGGATCAGGCCACGATAGACCTTCGCTGCGTCGGGGTCGGAGCGATCACCCACCGGGGACACGTTGATGGCTGGGCGGTTCTGGCGCTGGTCGTTGGTGATCTGATGCACGAACGTCTGCATCTTGTTGATGGTCAGACACGGGCGCTTGTCGGTGTTACGCTGTGCAGCCACGTCAGCCGGCCACTGTTCGCCCCGTTTGAACTTCAGATCTTCAAGCGCAGCCTTGCGGTTGTCGGACTCGGAGTCGATGCAACGGGTCATGCGCTTGCGGGCGCGTTCCAGCACCTCGTCGTGCGTCTCTTCCTCCTTGCGCTTCTCAGTCCCCAGAGGCTTCCAGTCGTCGCCCCATTCGTCGTCGTCGTATGCCTTCTTGTCGCCCTTGCCCATCATGGGGCCGCGCTTGTTCATACCCGCTTGGACGGACGGCATCTTGATCTTGCCGTCGTTGGGAGCTTTGCGGGGATTGTTCAATTCGGCCACGGGACTACCTCACCAGGGTCGAGGCCCAAGCGCATCGCCTCTTCAATCAATTCTAGCGCTTCCGCCCGCTTTTGGCGATAGGCCCTGCCCTCAGGGAATGGGATCACCATGAAGTACTCTTGGCCGGCGTGATCGAACATGGACAGCCTGACCGCATGACAGCCAAGCACAACGGACCAGAAGCGAAATTCCTTATGCACCAAGCCACCCTTGCGAGCCGGTCAAGGTTGTAACCCGCAAGGCCGGCGGGGTCTTTGGCCTGGCAATCTTGTGAGCCACGCCCAGCGTCCTCAACGCATCAGCGCCGTGAGAAGACCAATCATGGACAGGGCTAGATTTATACTCGCCAAGTCGAGAATTATAATCCCGGCGATAATGGCTAAGCGCATCCAGTCCAGCCTTGCACCGCGTCTCGTCAAACCAGAGCTTGGGGAAGAGCATTCGGGTTGCGTGGATCCCGTCCTCAAGCCCCAGCGACGGCGCGGTTTCAAACTTGATGCCGAGGTCTCGAGCCGCTTCGATCCGAGAACGGCCAGTGCCAAGCTCTCGCACAGCAATGTCCGCCGGCGCCGTGTGTCGTCCATACAGATACCCTCTCTTGTCCAGGACTGCTGCATAGTGCGGGAAGCCCTCGCCCGTGCATTCGTAGTAATCCACCACCCGGATCTCGCGGCCTACATCCTGCGTGAACCAAATGCACATGGCATCGCGCATGCCGAGGTCCCACCAGGTATCTACCCGCACCGTCGGCTCGACAGGGACGCGTGTGATCCGGCCTTCATTGCGAGCCGCCTGGAGCTGGTCGGTGTAGATCGCACCACCAACAATAGGCTCATCCCACCTACCATCCAGCAGGGCGCGGCGGGTCTGGTCGGGAAGCATCATCAGGCGTTCGCGATAGCCTGAGTTCGTCAAGTGGGGATTGTCATGCAGGCGTGAGGGGATAAACCGTCGGCTCCATGTTCTGTCCCCGTATGTCGTGCGGGTGTAGGTCGCATCACCCTCCGGCCCGATGCCGAACCTATCGGAGATCCACTTCGCTCCTGGCCCATCGGGGTTGCACGTAGCTCTGACGTACACCGGCACGTCAAGCCGATCAGGAGCACGTAGGCGGGAGATCATGTACTCGTAGGCATGAGGCGAGGACCATTGCGCCAGCTCTTCCCAGCCAATCCACTGGAACTGCCGGGACTGGTAGCGCTGCACGTCGCTGTCTCGGTCAAGGTAGCCAAACTCAATGCGAGCGCCCGACGGGAAGCGCCATTCGCTGCCCTGCGAGTTGAACTGCGCAGTCGGGCAGATCACCGGATAGATCGCCCTGGTGCGGTCCACGACTTCCTTTAGCTCTGGGTAGGTCCGGCGAAGGATCAGGGCGCGA